AAATATAGAGACAACTATAATCAAAAAGGAAAATACTTAGGATTTAAAACTTTGCACGAGCATTATTCTATGAGTTTAGGAAATTGTACCGATTGGACAGGTTTTCCTATGAGTGGTAAAACTCAAGTGCTAATGGAATGCTTAATGAATACTTCTAAATTTTATGGATGGAAGCATTTAGTTTACTTTCCCGATGTTGGTTCTAATGTTGAAATAGTAGCGGATTTAATACACAAGAAGACAGGTAAGAGCTTTAATCCATTAGATAAGAATGTTATACAAGACAAAGAAATAACACAGGCAATTGATTGGGTTATACAACACTTTAAAATTCTTACTCGTGAAGATGTTAAAGCGAAGCTCACACCTGTACAATTTTGGGATATGGCAGTAGAACTAAAAAAACACGGAGAATTGCATACAGCATCAATTGATAGTTGGAAGGATTTAAACCACCCTTATGCAGAATTTGGAGGATATGCTCAATACTTAGAATATGTTTTACCTTACAGGAATCAAATAGCTGAAGATAATAATTTACATTTGCACACGATTATACACCCTAAACTAACCGAAAAAGAAAACGGAAAAAGAAACGCACCTGTTCCTTATGATTTAAAAGGTGGTAGTGAATGGTTTAATAGTGGTAAATGTATGATTACAGTACATAGACAGGATCCTACTTTTAATCTAGCAGAAATACACTTTAATAAAATAAAACCACGAAGCAACGGAAATATAGGTATGATAGAAATATGGTTTGATAAAGAAAGATTAAGCTATTTTGAGCAGACAAGTCCACAACCAAATGTATTTGTAAAAGAATTTGCCTGTAAGCAACAAGAAGTAAAAAAAAATATCACAATGATTGAAAGAAAATTAAACGACTTACCATTTTAAATTATGAACTTAGAACTACTAAAACAAAAAGCAATACTTAAGAAAAATATTATTAAGATTGAAATATCAAAAGACGAAATAATAAAGAAGCACCCGAATAGATTAGACTTAATAAATTCTATGCAAGAATCACAAACCGAACTTGAAGATGTATATGCTTTTATTCACGAGATGGAAAAACAATTGCGTATGCAGGTTGAAACATCTTATAGACTTGAACGCTTAAACCTTGAATTGAAATACGAAGTTAAACAAGCACAATTAAATTTGAAAATGTATGAGATGTAAAAACTGCAAAGAACAATTTGATCCTGTAAAGTTCCTACAAAAGTATTGCCTAAAAGACGAATGTATTAAAGTTTGGGTAAAAGCCGAAAACGAAAAGCAATGGACTAGGAAGAAAAGTCAAATGAAAGCAGAATTAACGACTACAAGCGACTATCTTAAATTAACTCAACAAGTATTCAATAAGTTTATTCGAATGCGAGACGAAGGTTTAAATTGCATAAGTTGTGATTTACCACCAAAGAAAAAAAATTGCGGGCATTATTTTTCACAGGGAGGACACTCAGCTGTAAGATTTAATGAGGACAATTGTCATCTTCAATGTGAGCATTGCAACACTTTTTTAAGTGGTAACCTGTTAAACTATCAAATAGGAATAGAAAAGAGAATAGGAGGGGAAAGATTAATGCAGCTTCAAGCTAAAGCACACGATGTAAAGAAGTGGACAAAAGAAGAACTAAAAGAAATAATAGAAATTTATAAAAAAAAGATAAATGAGATTTGAAACACTAAAAGACCTGCAAAATGAATACGAAGCAATAACTGTTTTTTGTGATTTATATGATTTAGAATGCGTTAAGTTGGGTGAAAATGATATTGATTTTTCTATAATTAAAAACGGAAACATAATTGGTTATGCAGAAATTAAAGGAAGGAATAGAAATATTGCAGATGCTTACCCATTACCAATATCTTGTAGAAAATTAGTTAAGTTACAGGATAAAAAAATAAATCCTATAATAATTTGGAGGTGTTTTGATGGTATTATTTATGGTAAGACAGGATCCATTGTAGGTGAAATTAGAGTTGGAGGTAGGATACGGAGGCAAAATTCAATTAACGATGTTGAATTAATGGCTTATTACGACAAGCAAATAGGATTAAATGAAAAATATTTATAAAAAAGTATTGCCAATTAAAATAGTTTTATTATATTTGCGTATAACTAATAACAAACGCTATGAAAACAATCGCAGAATTAAATGCTAAAATGGTTCTAATCGCAGAAGCAAACGGATTAACCTATGAGCAATTTAGAAAATTACCTAGAAAAAAATTTATTGCAATGTGCAATACTTATAACAACAAATAAAAACAAAACGCTATGAAAAATTTATTTAAAAGTTTAGCTGCATTTCAACAGGAGGTACCTGTTATTCACAAAGCAACACAAGGTTACGGGTACACTTATGCCGATTTACCTAAAATCTTTGAGACTATTAATCCATTACTAAAGAAAAACGGCTTAGGATTTACTCAGTTAATTAACGGAACTGAATTAATTACTATTTTATTTCATTGCGAAAGCGGTGAAAGTATCGAAAGCAAGACTGCAATACCTCAAGGAGTACAATTAAAAGGTATGAACGACTTTCAAGTATTAGGTTCTGCTATTACATACCTTCGTAGATACGCTTTATCTTCTATTTGCGGACTTGTAACTGATAAAGATACCGATGCTTCAGGTGAACAAGTTAAACACGAACCAAAGAAGCCAACAATAGACGCTAAAAGATTTGATAAGGCATTAGATGCTATTGTAAGCGGTAAGTATTCAATTGAAGAACTTGCAAGTGATTTTACTTTAACTGCTGAACAACTTAAAGCTATTTCAAAATGAAAGTAAGATGCAGCCAATTAGGTAAGATAATGACAAAGCCTCGTTTAAAAAGCGAGGTACTGTCACAAACTACTAAGACTTATATACAGGAACTTGTACTACAGGAAAAGTACGGCATATACAAGGAGTTTTGGAGTAGATACACCGACAAGGGTAATCAGGTAGAAGATGAGGCTATTAATTTAGCAATGGACACTTTAGAGGTTGGATTCATATATAAAAACGAAGAAAGCTTTTCTAATGATTGGATTAAAGGCACACCTGATGTTAATACTGAAATTCTTTTAGATGTTAAAAGCTCGTGGGATGCTACTACCTTTCCGTTCTTTGAAGATGAGCTACCTAATAAAGATTATTTTTACCAACTACAAGGGTATATGTGGCTAACAGGTAAGCAAACTTCTTTTCTTTGTTATTGCCTGATTAACACACCATTTGAAATAGTTGAAGATGAGGTTAGGAGAGAACATTGGAAGCAGCAGTCAATAGATGAAAGCCAAGATATTCGTGATTTTGTAGAAGCAAAGCATAACTTTGACCATATACCAAAAGAAAAACGAATCAAGACTTTTGTTGTTGAGCGTGATGAGTCTGTAATAGAAGAAATAAAAACACGAATAGAATTATGTAGAGAATACTATAACCAACTAATAGAAACGATATGATTATATTACTAACAATACTGCTCACACCCGCAATAGTTTGGGGTTGGGTTTGTTCAATAGCTTATTTATTAAACCTTAAAAACGATTAACAATGGAAACAAAAAACAATTCAGGTGCTATCTTTAAAAATGATAACAAGAAGTCCGAAAACCACCCCGATTACAAAGGGAAAGTAAATGTAAACGGCAAAGATATGGAAGTAGCTTTATGGCTTAAAGAATCTTCAAAAGGCACAAAGTATTTCAGTGCTTCTTTTAGTGAGCCGTATATTAAAACTGATGAGCCACAAATTAGAGTGACTCAGTTAGATGCTGATGACTTACCATTTTGATATGTACATAGATGATTATAGTTTACGAGCTTATCTAAGGGAAGCATTAAAGACCAAAACACGAAACCAAATAGTCAAAGAAATACAGGGTAGAGGTGAGAAGTTTCACCAATACAATATTGATAGGTTTCTGCAAGGTAAAGATGTAAGTTTAGAAACAGCAAAGAAGTTAGATAAGTACATTTACCGAATGAATATAATGAGCCCCTTTAATTAGGGGTTTTTTATTTTAAAGCGTTTATATTAAAATTAATTATATATTTACACTATGGAACTAATATTAATTATATCAATGGCGTGGTGGTTAGTAAACTTTGAGCCATTACAGCTAGCAATAGATGCAATATTTAACAAGCTACCTGTTGACAATTTAACCGTCTTTACTCATGCAGCTTTAGGGTGTTGGAAGTGTTGGAGCTTTTGGTTAACTATATTTATTACATTAGATTTTAGCTTTGCCTGCTTTGCTGCTTTAATCACCTTAATTTTAGATTTATGTTTGAACAAACTGAAATAGACTTAATAGCGTCTATATTTGAAACTGAAGAGGTAGTGAGAACTGCAAAGGTTAACCTTCAAAAGTTAGCTAAGATAAAAGAAAAGTATACAGGCGTAAAAGAAAAGGATTGTTTCTGCTCTTCAGTTAGGCGTAAAATATGGTTTAAAGGTTTTAAATTATGGTATGAAAGCAATACTTGATAAATATATAACTGAGAATTACGCTGAGGTTAGGACTTACACTAACTACTTCCTTGTGCGTTTTAAATCTTTTATAGATGCTGACACCGTTATAAATAATTCTTACATTCATGTGGTAAACATTAACGACCCATTACCAACAATCGAAAAGGTCAAAAGCTATTTATTTAATACAATTAAGTACCAGGTGATTTGGACATCTTCACTATCAAACAGGCACGATAGGATAAACTCAATGCCGTTCATAGTTGACAAAGATACTGCAGAAGATACTACCGATTTAGATGCTAAGATATTAGCTGACAAAACCTACAACTTACAGAAGGCCGTAATAGAAATATACAGGCAACGAATAAAGGACAGCATACAGAAAACAATATTTGAAGCTTACATTGATAAGGGGTACAATACAGCCCGAAGTATGGCAAAGTATTTTGATATTACTACAACCTCAGCTCATTACATTATAAAGGATTTGAAACACGAATTAAACGAATTACAATATAGTTATGAAGATTAGCCAAGTACTCAGCACCCTATCTTTACTTGTAGCATTTTCTGCAGGTATTGCATTAATAGCTTTAGATTACCAATGGGCTGCCAGGTGTGCAGGTGTTTGGGTATGTATGTATTACACATTTTTAATAGTAGACGAATATGAAAACAAAAATCAAGAGTGAATTTATTGGTAAGACAATTATCAAACAATCACAATACGGTGACCTTAAGATAGTAATAGACGAAATAACACCTGAGCGTTATGCTTATGTAACCTCAATAGGATTAGGCTATATATTTGAAGAGGTAAAGACAGTCACTTACACAGGAGTAGAAGAAGTAAAGAAACCAAAGAAAACTAAAGAAGATGGGGAGGTACAAATTGATTGAATCACCCGAAAAGTTAATGGATATATTTGAAGAGTATAGAAGCTTCACTTTAAACAATCCTCGTACTAAATGGGTGCTTTCACAAAAGACTGCTGAGATGGTACCTGAACCTCTTAGAGTACCTTTGACTATTGAAGGCTTTGAGATATTCTGCTACAAAAATCATAGTGATGTACATAATTATTTTGACAATCCGAATAATAGGTATGATGATTATAAGACCGTCTGTTCATATATAAAGAAAGAGATACGCAGAGACCAAATCGAAGGAGGTATGGTAGGACAATATAACCCGTCAATTACACAGCGTCTAAACGCTTTAAAAGAGCAAACAGATGTGACCTCACAAAATGATAAAATAGGCAGTATCACTGTTACAATCGTGAAGCCTACTGAGTAGGTATGGAAATTAAAAGCACCGTAATATTTCAAAAGAACCACGAAGCCTTAGAAGGTAGTAAGAGGTTTATAATTAATGAGGGGGGTAGTAGAAGCTCGAAGACTTACAGCCTTTGTCAGTTGGTTATAGTCTATTGCTTGCAGAACCCGAATAAGGTAGTGTCAATTATTCGTAAGACTTTCCCTGCATTGAGGGCAACGGTGATGCGGGACTTCATAGAGATACTAAAAGAAACAGAACTATATAGCCAGGAAGCCCACAATAAGAGTGAGCATATCTACAGCTTTGGTAATGGGTCAATAGTTGAATTCTTTAGTGTAGATGATGAGCAGAAGATACGAGGTAGGAAGCGTGACCTTGCTTGGTGTAATGAAGCCAATGAATTATACTTTGATGATTTCACACAATTGAATATGCGTACTGAGTCTAAGCTAATATTTGACTATAACCCTAGTGATAGTGCAAGTTGGTTATACGAGCTACCAAAAGACGAAAGCATATTAATCAAGTCAACATACAAAGATAACCCATTCCTACCTGAAAGCATTAAGAAACAAATTGAAGACCTTAAGCGAACCGATGAGGCTCTCTACCAAATCTATGCTTTAGGTGAAAAGGCAACAAGCAAAAGCAACATCTATTCTCAATGGACATTTATTCAGCATAGGCCTGCAAGGTTTGTTAACTTCGTATATGGATTAGATTTTGGGTATAACCATCCTACCGCTTTAGTGCGGGTCTATTGGTGTGACAACGACATCTACATAGAACCTGTTATCTATGAAAGCTACTTGACTACTACTCTACTAATTGAGCGTATGAATAGCCTAGAGATTGAAAAGCATATAACAGTCTTAGCCGACTACTCGCGTCCAGAAATAATCAAAGAGCTGAACAATAGCGGCTACGATGTACAGAACGCTAACAAGGTAGTGAAGAAAGGTATTGATAATGTAAAGAGCTTCGGGGTATGGTGTGAGGATAGTAAGCCAATTAAAAGAGAATACGAAAATTACAAGTGGAAGAAGATAGGAGATTTCATAACTGATGAGCCTGTCAAACTTTTTGACGATGCAATGGATGCGGTAAGATATGCAACTACTCACATAAGACAAGAATACTACACTGAGGATAGTTACTATGCATTCTGATATACAACATAAGGTTCAAGTAGTGCAAGCTTACATACACCATAAGACGGGTAAGCAAGTGCATATAGTATTCAACAATCCTATGAGGGTGCAACAGCATTTGATAATGT